CATCGACAACAAAGAAAAGATGAACGTCGGTGCGACGGTCAGCAACATCAACCGATTTGATCCAACGGTAATGCCTGACGGTTGGAATGTCGAAGTCGATGCGTTGCAACATTGCTGGAACATCATCGCCGACTTTGGAATGGATTCGTTTTTGACCGAGTGCCAGAACGACCCGCCAGAAGAAGCGGGCGCAGAGGGCAGCGGCTTGACCGCCCATTCGGTTTTGACATCGCAAAACGGATTGCAACGCGGCGAGTTCCATCGCGACGTTCAGTTTGTGACCGCCGCCATTGACCTCGGCAAGTATGTTTGCCATTGGGTTTTGATTGGATGGCTGCCGGACGCAACTGGAACCGTCGTTGATTACGGCGTGGCAGAGGTTGCGGGCATGGGAACGCAGACCGGACGCGAGGCGCAAGAGTTGGCGTTGTTCAATACGCTTTTGCAATGGCGAACGGAAATCATGGACGCGGAAATTGCACCGCAATTGGTTCTTATCGACTCTGGCGATTTTACTGAAACGGCTTACGCATTTGTCCGCGATGTTGGCGGTTCGCCGTTCATGGTTTGCAAAGGAACCGGCGGGCGTTCGTTCCGTCATGGGCGGTCGTCAGCGACCCGAAGAGTTGGAAAGAATTGGTTTGCGAATCATTTACCGGAAAACGGTTTGTGGCTTTACTCGCTCGACACCGACCACTGGAAAGACTTTGTGCATCAACGATTCCTGACTCCAACCATCGACGAAGCGGGAGTGATACGACCGGCAACGCTGTCGCTGTACAACGCGAAGGGCGACCGCAAGAGACACATGAGCTACGGCCACCACATCGTTGCAGAAGAACGCCGCGAAGAATTTGTTGCGGGCAAAGGTTTAAAGCGTTGGTGGCATCAGAAGAACCGAAACAACCACTGGCTTGATGCAACGTACATGGCTTGCGCTGCCGCTGGCATGTTGGGAATGAGTTTGCCAATTGGCGAACAGTCAAAACCAGTCATTCAAAAGAAGCCAACGGCGGCACGTAAGCCGCGAAGCATTTACGGAAATTCAAACGGATACTTTCAACGAGGGCGATGACATGGGAAGCAAGACAAAACACACGCAAAAACAAGAACTGCCGTCAGTTGACACGCCAACGCCAATGGCAAAGGTTGGACGGATGACGGTTTCAATCCCAAAGCCAAAACATCGAATCGCAGAACTTGACCGCGTGCGAATGGACGTTCGCCCGTTATCGCGACTGCAACGCAAAGGGCTTGTCGAAATCACCTCGGCGTTAATCGAAGGCGAATTTCAACTTGAAAACGGAACCAAGGTCACGCGGCAATGTCACGCAATTAAGTGGATTTTGGAACGGTTCGGTCAGTTTGCGGAAAAGTAACCGGCGAAATTGATTGACGGAATTTAGGCTTGCTGCTTTAATTCCAACATGACAACACTCGCAACAGTACAAACCAACTTGCTTGCAAACGTCGATTATGCCGAAACCGGCAGCGTCGTAAAAGCGAAGGCGTTCATAACGGCTTGCAAGCAATTTCGCATTTTGTTTCCGACTAGTTCAAGCAACGGCGGGACTTCGGTTGGTTACGACATTAACCAAGTCGCAACAATGCAGGCACAAGCCGAGTCGTTTGTGCGAGCAAATTCTAATCCATCCGGTCGAGTTAAGTTTTTATCTGTATCGGATGACTTCAGATGAGCCAAGCAAATAACGCGGGCAAGTTCGTTGGCGACATGTTGAAAGCCAATGACCAAGCGCGTGCTGATTATAGAATGTCGAAACAGTCGCGGTTCCTGAAACGCAAAACAGGGTTAGCAACCGGCGGCGGCACTGGCGACTATCACATTCGCAATGAAACGGATTATTACCGCGACATTGAAAAAGCACGCGACATGGACAGGAACGACGTGATGGCTGGTCAGATGCTTGACCGCTTGACCGTCAACATAATTCAAGAAGGGTTTGCCGTTGATCCAAAGACCGGCGACAAGCAACTTGATGTCGATTTAAAACAGCGATGGAACGCCGAAGCGTGCGACCCTGAAATGATGGACATCGCAGGCGAGATGTGTTTTCACGACATCGAATACAACGTCGCTCGTGCAATGTTTCGCGACGGCGATTGCGCGGTGATCGGAACCGACCTTGGTTGTTACCAGTTTTTAGAATCCCACGTTATCCAAACGCAGGGTACGAAACCCGACACCGTTCTTGGAATCACGATTGACGAATACCGACGCAAGCAATCGTTGTGGGTTTCGCAAGATTCGACCGACCCAAGCAATACTCGCAAAGCCGAAGAAGTCGAAGTAAAATTTCGCGACGAAGATGGCATGCGGCAAGTGTTTCACGTCTACAATCCAAAGCGAACAACATTGACGCGAGGCGTTACGGCGTTCGCACCAATCTTTGAACAAGCTGGAATGTTAGAGGACATCAATTTTAGCAAATTGGTTCAACAGCAAATCGTTTCGTGCTTTGCGATTTTCCGTTCGCAATCGGTTGGCGGTTCGCTGCCATCAGTCGACGGCGGGTATGGTTCGCAGACGACCGAAACAACGTCGACCGGCGAAACAAGATTGCTTGAAGGCATTGCGCCGGGTATGGAAATTGTTGGTGCAGCAGGCGAGACGCTCGAAGGGTTTTCGCCCAACGTCCCGAACTCGGAATATTTCCAGCAAGTCGATTTGATAATGAAACTAATGTCGACCGCGTTTGGCGTTCCGTTGATGGTTCTTTTGCTCGACGCATCGCAGACAAACTTTAGCGGTTGGCGTGGTGCAATCGACGAAGCGAGAAAAGGTTTTCGGTATCATCAGCACAATTTAATCAAGCGATTCCATTCGCCTGCGTATTGCTGGCGAGTCAAGCAATGGGCGGCAGACGACCCAGCGTTGCAACGAGCGATTGACGACGCAGGATTGAACGCCTACGGCCACAAATGGAACCCGCCCGCATGGAATTACATCGAACCCATGAAGGACGCGACAAGCGATTTATTGCGATTGCAGAATAGTTTGATTAGTCCGCGACGACTGCATCAAGAACGCGGTCGCGATTACTCGGAAATCGTCGTCGAAACAATTGACGACAACGCGGCGGCAATCCAGTTGGCAATTGAAAAAGCAAAAGAATTGACCGAAGCAACTGGCGTTGAAATCCACTACGGTCAATTACTTGCAAGCCCAACGAAAGACGGAACCAACCTTGCAATCAATGTTGGCATGAAGGGCGGGGACTAATGCCGCCGGTCAAATACGAACACATTGATTTTAAGCCGCCCGCAAGCGTCGCAGACGCGGCAAGAGCAGCGTTACAGTTACGTGCGTCGCAGTCGGCAAGCAAGCGAGGTGGAACCGCCGTCGGCGTTGCACGGGCAAGGCAACTGGCGAACCGGCAAAATGTTTCGCCGTCAACTGCGAAACGAATGAAGGCGTATTTTGACCGGCATGAAGTTGACAAACAGGCAACCGGATTCAAGCGAGGGGAAGAAGGGTTTCCAAGTCGTGGGAAGCAGGCATGGGAACTTTGGGGGGGCAACGCTGGATATGGTTGGGCTAAAAAACTCGTTCGGCAAATGAACGCCGCTGATGAAAAGGCAAAAGCGGAACGCGAATTTCAAATTACAAACAAGGCAGAACAAATGGCATCGGTAAGAATTTACGATCCAATCGGAACTGGCGAGGGCGAGTTGTCAGCCAAGGCATTCAAGACTGCATTGGAAGACCTCGGCGAACCCAAAGCGATAACGGTTCACGTAAACTCGCAAGGCGGTTCAGTCATTGAAGGAATTGCAATTGCAGGAATGATTGAACGTCATCCGGCAAAGGTAACTGCATTGATTGAAGGCGGCGCGTTGTCCATCGCAAGTTATATCGTAATGAAAGCCGACCGCGTTGTAATGTCAAACGACGCTTGGTTGATGATTCACAACCCGATGACGGCGATGCAGGGCGACAGCGGCGAATTCAAGAAAGCCGCAAACATGATGGACAGGATGGCAAGCCAACTTGCCGACGCATACGAACAACGAACGGGAATTGACAGAGACAAGATTCATCAAATGATGGACGACGAAACATGGATGACCGCCGACGAAGCGATTGCACTTGGATTCGTTGATGACAAAACAGAACCAGCAACGCCGGTTCAATCGCTTGACGTTCAAGCGTTCCGCAACGTGCCGCTTGTCGTGGCTCAATCAGGATTTAAGTTAAACGCAACGCCAGAAAAGGAAACAATCATGGCAGCAACAATTAAAGAAATCAAAGCGGCGTGCAAAGGTTGCAACGCTGAATTTGTATTGGAACAACTCGAAGCCAACGCGACGGTCGGCGATG